CAATGTATCAACCAACTCGTCTGTAATATCATATCCCAATTGTTGGGCTTTTGATTTGATAACATCTCGCCACCATGATTTGTGATATTCGCTGATTAAATCTGTCTCTTTAAGATTAAATTTTGTTTGTAATTGTGCAATCTCATTAAAGAATGCTGCTTGTTGATCTTCAAAATCATATACTCGACCCAATTTAATACGTTGTGGTGGAATAAATGAAAATGTTTTTTGCATATGTGCATTTGCATCTTGAATGATTTTTTGCATGGTTGCCCCGCCGGTTAAATCAGTTTCAATTACTTTTCCTTTTTCATCATATTCAACCAAATTATGAAATTGTAAATGAGCTTTATCATATGCAATTACATTTTTAGTTGCTGGATAAATAATTTCCATGTTAGCAAATACTCGGCCATTTTTGAATATTTGATTCAAAGTATTTTCAGGAATTGCATTAAATGCTTCCGTTAAATCTTCAGCACAAGCCTGATATGCATCTACTACCGGTTGATAATTTGCTCCCGCTTCAGCTCCTTTTTCTGCTATAGCTTTTTGTTGTTTGCGTTGAAAATCTGCAATAATTTCGGACGTTGTCATTGGATTAGTTATAGTTCCAGATCCTCGAGCAAATCCAATTTCATTGTTTTTCCAAGTTACAAAAATATTTTGTCCATCGGTCTTTTCAGTTACTGCTTGTTCAATATCTAAACGTCCTTCTAATGCTCTAGACACAATTTCTTTCATATCATTAAAAGTTAATCCGTGATCGTCCCATGGATGCGCCATATGTCCCGCTGCGCCGCCTTCCATTAATGGTACTCCCATTACTGTTTTAGGAAACTGATCAAAATCATAAACAAATGATGCATCTTGTTTGCGGTCTAAAAATTTATTGAGTTTATTGATCTTTTTTTTGTGATTTGCAGTTTCGGCGTTATTCATTGTTGCAGCAAAAACTTCGTCTACTTCTTCTTGCAAATTGCTAATCCACCAATTTTTTGAAAACAATGCCTCTTGAACTCCTTTACATGTTTGCCATGCATTTTTAACTAGTGCATCTTCAAATTGTGGATATGATAAACGAAATGTATCATAATCATTATCTTGAATTGATTGTCGAACAATTGTTGCTGATATTGGTTCTCCGTTAGTGTATGTTAATGGATCAACATTGATGCTTAATTCGATTGCATCAATACCGCTAGGAATTGTGCGGCCTTTTTTATCGCCAATTGTAGCATACTTATCTACATTTGGAACAAAATCTTTAGCACGAACATAATCATTGCCTTTAGTTGAAGCTGCCATGGCATATCTTCCCGTTGCATCTTTTGGTAATGCAAAAAGATATTCGTATGCGGCTGTTATTGGAGAATTAAATTCAGTCGACTGTATTTCAATGTTTGGATCGGAATTTAATAGATTGAATATTTCAATTGTTTTGCTGCGAGAAATTCCTTGTCGCTCTGTTGGTCCAATCAACAAAATTACTTGGTCAACTGCAGGATCTTCAGCATATCGTTGTGCTAATGCTAAATGTGCTCCAGTTAATGGTTTAAACCCGCCTGGGAAAAGTATTGTTGTTTTAGTTGTTTGCATATGATAAGTTAACATGTTATTTTAATAAATATGATTAGAATATATTATATAAATTTATTTTTTGATAAATATAAAATAATTTATGTTATTGAACCATATATCGTATTGTTCACACTGCCAAATTGTTGTACATGAATATATGCCGCTCCGAAGAAGGGGCCTAAGGTTTTTGAATTGCTCCAAGTTGATGCATCTCGTGCTAGCTGTATAGGGGAACCGTTGTAGTTGACTGCACTTCCACTAATTGTTATGG